ATTGATCGACCGGGAACAACGGTGTGCCCGATTCCCTGTGCTGCTTATGCTGGTGAGATTGCTCCCACAGCCTTCTCTGGACTTCTTTCACGTTCATCAGGAACCCTCCTAATTTAAAGAACCCTTCGGTTATCCAGAACGAAACATCCTGCCTCCCTTCGCCATGTAGACGGCTTTCCCGTCCTCAGACTACTACGAAGGCTCCGCCACCCAGTCGTCTCATCGGCAGGGATTCAACCGCGATTCTTGCGGCCTATCCACGCGACTGCCATACTCGACTGGGCTTCCCTGGTTCCCTTACTGACACATAAACTCTCTCGGTTAGACTCCGACCTTTCACTACCCACCAGCAGTCTGCTGTTCCTTCAAGCACCAGCGAATAATTGACCACTTCGCTGACTTCGGAATCGCTCATCACGATTCGCTAGGGTTCGCGCCTACAACGATAACGCTCACCCGCTTGAACCGTTCCCTAGCCCGGACGGGGATAAATTCCCGGGCGGCTTCAGTATTAACAGGAACGGGGGTCCACTTTCCCGAAGGTATTGGTCGATTCCTTTGCAGTAGTCATACGAGAGATTTACCTAGCAGGACTGCCACGGCTATGAAGCGTCGCCTGTGTCCCACATTCTCGGGAGAGCTATTTCGCCAGCGGGTTCGCATGTCGCCGCCAACTTACTCCCTAGGTACGATGACCGGTCAAACGGTCACGGTTTGTCTCCAAACATTGTCAGGAAGGTATCTCGCATTTCTGCAAATACTTAGGCAGAAATACGATACATCAGGCGCACGTTGTACGGCGGATCACTTGAAAACAGATCAATGGTTGCGCCATCCAACAGACGATCCAAGTCCTTCGGCGAACAACTATCACCACACATCAGGCGATGGTTACCCAGCACCCAGATATCACCCTTTTGCGTAGTCGCTGCGTCCGGTGGCTCGGGGATTGAGTCTGGGTCGGTCAGACCTTCCGTCACGCCTTGAGCCTGAGTCATCAGTTGGCCCAGTTCCTCTTCGTCGAAGGCCAGGATGTCCATATCAAATCCACCTTCGCGCAAATCGTTGAGTTCGATCGGCAGGATGGACATGTCCCATTCTGCGATCTCACCAGTGCGGTTGTCGGCTAAGCGATAGGCGCGAACCTGCTCCGGAGTCAAGTCGGTAGCGACATGCACCGGCACCTTGGCCAGGCCGAGTTTTTTGGCAGCCTTCCAGCGCGTGTGGCCTGCGATGATCACACCGTCTTCGTCCACGACAATGGGCTGTCTGAACCCAAACTCCGACAGCGATGCGGCCACGGCATCCACTGCTTTGTCATTCAGACGTGGATTGCGTTCGTAGGGCTTGACGTCCTCGATCTTACGAAGCTCGACTTTGAAATTGGAAGTGACGATGTCCTGGGTTACGGTCATAAAATCTCCTGAAAAATAGTGGTTTGCTGACTTGAAATTTTTGCGGCGCGTTCACAACAAACTGTGCCTAATAACGTGGCTCGTTCCGCCGCCATCGAAAAGGCTGTCACGGGGGTAGGACCCACGCGCATTCGGCCCTGCTTGGCCCCTGAGGCCGCCTGCCGTCACAGGCGGCACACGTCTACCCTCCGAGCCTGAACGCCACACGTGCCAACGTGGGCTAAGTGTCGGCAAGGTGTTTTGATCCCCCCCGGAATTGGTGGCCGATGAGCGTTTCTTCACTTACTTCCTTCACCCCACCCCTATACGTGCGCACACGCCTAAAAATCACTCGCGCGAATACATGGGGGTGAATAGGTGAAGAAAGAGAGAAGTTGTTGTTTTTTACGTGAAATACGTGAAAACTTTCTTCACCCTCAAGGGGTGAAGGATGGGTGAAGCAAAGAGAAGGAACACCCTTCATTTGCCTGATTTCTTGACGATGATTCACCATGCTTCACCTTCCTTCACAGTGGGTAACAGGCGGTAGAACAGACCGGGCCGACCTGTGGTCTGGACCGATTCGGAAATGATCTCCCCGCCCTGGAGCATGGTGTCGATGAGTTCCTTGAACTCCTTGGCCTTCATCTTCATGCGCTTCAGAAGCACCTGGTGTGAGAGCTGCCTGTTCGGTGCTTCGCTGAGCTTGCGGGTGAGTTTGAGGCACTCGGCATGGAATGGATTCTCAGCTACATAGCTGCTGGCCAGGAAGAGTTGGCGTTTGGTCTGGTGCATGGCAAACGTCTGGGCCCACTGCACAGCTTGAAGGCCGATCACCGGGTCCTCATGGTTCTCACTGCACGCATAGATGAGCGCTAGCTTCTTGGCGTTTTCCAGAGTACGCGACCAGGCGACACGAGCCACCTCATCGTTATGCTCGTCTGATTGGCGGTACTCGGACTCGGTTTCGAGTTGGAATTGCCTCATGGCCTCCTTGGCGTCCGGGCTGCATGGCACGATGCGCGGATCGGGAAACACCTCCAGCAGATTGGCACGGCGCGTACCGGGCTGAAACTCCGACCACCAGCGTGCAATCTCCAGGATGGGATCAGGAATGTTTCTTGCACTACCGGGTTCCTGGCCTTCACCACGCTTGCCGATATCGACGATGATCAGACGGGCAAAGAAGCCATTGGTGAGCATGCGTTGGGATAACGACTCATAAAAATACTTCGGCGTGGCGGTGCCGAAGAGCGTCAGGTGTGGCTGATCGATATGAGCCGCTTCCTTCTGGCCGGCTTTGACACGCAGCGGATACACATCGTTGGCCGAGGTGTAGAGCGTCAACAGGATGTTGGGAATGGACTCGCGTTTGTTTTCCTTGTCCAGGTTGATGGCCCGCAACACACCGTCCATTTCATCGTTCTGGAACAGCATGGCAGGCGTACGGGCCAGGGCATCCTGAATGCCTTCACCACTGGCAAATTTATCACCCAACGATGCGACCTGGTTGATCTCAAACAGGACGCGGGCATTGACCTTGCGTGGGAAGTCCTTGCCCGTCCCGCTGCTGGCCAGGGCAAGCAGATAAATGTTGGGACGCAGGTCACCGGGGTCGCAGACCTTGCGGCCACAGAGGAAGGATTGCAAAGCCATCGCGCCGCAGAATGCCAGACCGACGTTGGGATACGGTGCATTTGCTAGTGTAAAATCCATCAACCGATCAACGAACCCCGGCACATGAAACAGATGCTCGGGAATCGGGCCGGGATCGTCGGCATCCAGTGGACTGTCGGCATGCTCTGGCTGAGTGTTCCCCACCTGGGCAAGAATGCCAGAGATGTCAGCCCCGGAATCTGTCACCAGCATAGAATCGTCACCGTAACCGGCATCCCGCAGCGAACCTGCCGCCGCGTCAAAATCACCGCCGTGATTGAGCAGTGTGTACACGGCAAACGGAGAGTATGGACGCCGAGGTTCAAACGGTGCAGCATTGGTCGAAAAAACGTGGAACACCCCGTGCTTGAGTGAACCGGACCAGCCGGTGTCCTTGCCGGGCCGACGCCAATATTCGTTTTCGCCGGGAACGGCCAACACCCAACCGTGCTGCCTGAGCACGTCGCGCGGATCACCACGGTGGTTGTAATCATCACCCGGCCTGTGGGCATTCTCTGGCAGACATTGGCCATGGTGTAAAGACAATGGAGTAATGTCTGGATTGTTCGACGCTGTGCTCGGACCATTGACCACGGGTGGCCAATATTCATTGCGTTCCCAAGCCGTGCGTAACAAGGTGTCACGTTGGGCTTCCGCCAGGATGGGTAGATTGCACAGATCGCCCTGGAGCAGTTCATAGCCGGGGGACGGTGCGCACAGGAACAGCCCCCCTTCTCCACGGGTTTCGATGAGGGTTTGAACCTTGTCATCGACCTTGCGCTGGGCCAGTTTGATATTGCCACAGACGGGCACATCACAGCGATAGATCACGTGCATGCCCCCGGAAGGTGTCGATTCAATCACCAGGTGATTGCGCAATTCCCCCGGGATTTGCTGCATCCATGCCGGGAACAATTCACCGCCTCCGTCGAAATCGATGATCTCTAGGTTGCCGGAGACTTTGCCGCAGATGACGCACATGGCATCGTGCCATGCCCAGGCGGACAGTTCGGCTGACGTGGGGATACACTGCTGGTACTGCTTCCACTTGCCGATGGCCGGGCGCTTTTCTGCGCGGATGGCAGGCAGCACGGACAGGCCGGCAGCTTGGTAGGTTTGAGCGATGGGTAAGGTTTCAGACATAAAATCGTTGCGTTCCCATGAGGCAAGGTTGAAAGCGAACATCAGAATGGAATGTCATCGTCAGGCCATTCGGTCCACGGCTGTTCGGACAATGTTGTGCTGGTGACCAACTCACGTTCATCGCCACCGTCCAGACGTGGTGGAATGGAGCCAAGCTCATAGTTGATGATGCGGTCGAATTTTTCTCCCGTGACGGATCGCACGGTGATGGATAGTGGTTGGGCCAACGCGCCGGCATCAGCCAATTCAACCGCCTGTTCCACGGAGTTGGGCATCGGTTCACTGGATCGGGCCTGCCACCATGCCTGGGCTTTCTGCCATGCGTAGCTGCCCTTGGGATGCGCGACGCAAACCCATTCACTGTGGTAATCGTTGAAGCCGCAGCGATAATCGACGCGTAGTGTGCGGGGATGATCCGGTGGTGCACCACGTTTGGTGTGGATGCTGTAATAGACAGAGCTGACGTCGTAATCGGTTTCAGTGACTTCGCCGGATAACACACCTGCCGTTGTGGCGATGCCGTCATGTTTGTCACGTTCAGGTGGTGGGAACTCATGGCCACAGTCCGGACATACGCTGTACGACGCATGGATCACTGCCTGGCAGTTGGGACATTCCTTGGCTGGCGCTTCATTGCCGCCCTTCCGATCCGACTTATCCTTGATCTGCAAGGCATCCACCGGACCATGCCGCAGGATGTTGCCACCGAAGTCGAGTACCAGGCAGTTGGTTTTAGCCGGGTGTAATCGGAAGCCCCTCCCCAGCATTTGGTAGTAAAGTCCCGGTGAATTGGTGGGACGCAGCAGCGCCACACAATCGATATTGGGAGCATCGAAGCCGGTGGTCAGCACATTGACATTGACCAGGAATTTGAGATCGCCTTCCTTGAACCGACGCAGGATGTCATCACGGAAGATGCCCGAACTCTCGCCGCAGACGAATCCACACTCGTGGCCCATGTCACCCAGGACACGCTGCACGTGCTGGGCATGCTGTACGCTGGCAGCAAAGATCAGCACCGAGTTGCGGTCACGTGTCTGTTCGACAATCTCCCGGCAAGCTGAATGAACAAGGCCATCGTCATTCATCAAGGCTTCAACTTCACCAGCAATGAATTCACCGGCACGGACATGCAAACCAGATGTGTCCGCCTTGCGCTGGCCTGCCTTGGTCTTGAGTGGACACAGGTAGCCTTGGGCAATCAGCTCACGAACACCAACCTCGTAGCAGATGTGATTGAGTAAGTGGTCGGCACCACATATCGTGCCGCTGGTCATGCGGTACGGGGTGGCAGTCAACCCGATCAACCGGACATGAGGATTGACGATCCGCGCCTCTTTGAGGAACTGCTGGTACATACCCTCGCCGTTGGGCGGCAGCATATGGGCTTCATCGATCAGGATCAGATCAAACCGATCCAGTTCCGCAGCCTTGCGATACACCGACTGAATACCGGCCACGATGATGGCATGGTCTGTATCCCGGCTCTTGAGCCCAGCCGAGTAGCAACCGATCTGATGCCACAGGTCCGGTGCCATAACATGCAGTTTGTCGACAGCCTGCTCAATCAATTCCTTGACATGAGCAAGAATCAGAACGCGGCCATCCCATTTCTGGACAGCATCTCGGCAGATCGTTGCCATCAGGGGCGTCTTGCCCCCAGCTGTCGGGATGACAACACAAGGGTTGTCATCCCGACAGCGTAGATGCTCGTACACGGCATTGACCGCTTCGGCCTGGTACGGGCGCAACGTGATGGTGCTGGGTTGTTCGGCAACAACAGTCATCAGTTCGAAAATCCCTCGGGTAATGAGTGTTGACAGAGTGGGCAAACACGCAGCGGCATGGCATCGATTCGCACAACAACCTGGCCACTGGGAATGGGCATCCGGCGTCGCGTAACCAGCAGATCGATTAAAGAATCGTCCTCGTAAATCCCTGCGTGTTGCATTGAGTCCAGTGCGGACTTCTGGATGTTGTCCAGGTCACGACGACGCCGATCCGGAGGAAACGCGTCCATTGCCAGGGCAAGGCGACCGTCCCTTGGAGGTTGGCCGCCAAAGCCCCGGCACTGCGTCATCACCTGCTGGCGATAAGCCCGGCCTTCACGACTAATTAGTGTTCGCCCCTTAAAGTGTCGCCAGTAGTGATTGACCGATGGCGGGTATGGCAAAACTAATTCCATGCGTCACCTCCTTCTCACCGTAACCAAGGTGCAGACTGATCGGATGCCGCAGTTTGCTGAGACTGGGAAGACGACTGGGCATTGGCATTGCCTGCCTTCTTGGCCTCATAGCCCTTGATTTCATTGGTCAGTTCATCGTTGTCCGTTCGCTTCTTGAGCTTGACGTTGATGACCAGCGGCAGGTTGTGTAAATCAACGCTGTCCTTGGGCTGCATGACATTGATGGCCCGGCAAATGGCTGACAGATCGCCACGGGCAATCTTGACTGCGGTGGCATTGGAATTGCGCAGGTTCAAACGTGACCAGAGTTGACGGCCCTTGTACTCACCGTCCAGAATGCTTAAGGTCAGTTCCAGGTAGCTGCCGCCCCCGGATTTTGTGGGTTTGGTTTCCGAAGCGATGATCGCCGCCAGATACTTGCCGGCCGGGATCGGTTCGAATGCCGTGTTGGGTTCGACGTCGTGCGCGTTAAAGCCATCGAGATTGGCCATAGGGATATTCCTCCATTGGTGAAAAATGGTTTGATCGTTCAATGAGTTGAAAAGTGAGTTAATGTTTGTGCTGGGTGGTTTGGTTGGACGAAGGTGTTTCGGTCTGCGTCATGGCTTCCATCAGGGTGTACCAGGACAACGGCAATTCAATGGGCAAGCCATAACGGTTCTTAGCCACACAGGCCGGACTGCCAACGCAGCGCATCACACGTTCGCCGCCATCCTTGCCCAAGCCGGACACCAAGGTGCGGTTGCGATTGAAGCCAGCATCTTCGGTTTTGGTGATGATCTTGCGTGTGGCAAACAACACCGCGTCGGCCCACTCGGTGATCACCGCGTTTGCGTGTTTGTGCAGACGCGGGGAAAACCGGTCATACGCTCCGACTTCCGGATCGGAGAAGGTTTCAACCTTGGAGTGGGCCAGCAGGATGACACACATGCCGCGTTTGATGCGTAAGGCATCCAGGCCGGAAAGCAGCATGCGCCAAAGCGACAACGCATGGGTGTAACCACGGGCGTAACCACCATCGACTTTTTCAATGCTGTTAACGCCGTAGTCTTTGCACAGCCGATCCCAGATCAGGCGTTCGAGCCAGTCCAGGGAATCGATGACGGCCGTCTGGTAGTCGTGCTTCTCCTTGATCAACGAGTCGATGGCATTGATGACATCGTCATACGTTGTGGCCAGCGGAAAACTCGCACAATCGATCTGGTCCAAGCCGTCTTCCGTCTGGATGAAAATGGGCTTAGGTGCCTGCGATGCCGTGGTGGATTTACCGATGCCTTCGGTGCCGTACAGTACGATGCGCGGCGCAGATTGACGTTTACCGGTGTGGATCTGTTGCAATAGGGACATGAATCAAATTCCTTTATATGATGAGCGTGACCAAATAAACAGTCGCCTGCTCCGAACTCCCCGCCCCTGAACACTTCAAGGGGCGGGGAGAGGCGACAACTTCCGGGGGGCGGGTTAGGCAGCACTGAGCAGACGGATGTCTTCGTAGTCAGTAGGCCAGTGATTGTGTTCGCGGCAGAGCAGTAACCGCTTGATGGCGGCCTCGTTTTCCTGACGGGCCATGTACAATTCCTCATCACTGATCATCCAGACACCACAGCGATACGGTTCCTTTTTCTCAACCGCCACAATGTGGACCGGCACCAGTTCATCAATGACCTCGGCCAACACCGCCTGGTAAAAAGCCAGTTGGTTGATGTAGCGGTAACGGCGGGCATCCGACTCGAACCAGGTCAGGTCATCGCAGGTCTTCAGGTCCACAATGCCTTCGTGCGGATGAATCCAGTCGTAACGACACTGGCAGGACATCCCACAGTAGTCGGCCCGCAATACTCCCTCTGCCTTGCCGTAGAGCAGTAGATCGACAGCCTTGTCATTCATGCTCAGACCACTGGCCATGTTTTCGATCTGGTCCAGGTCATCGAAATGAATCCCCGGTTTGCCCTGTTCATCCGCCCAGCACCGGAAGGCTTGGGTGTCTTTGCCGAAGGGCTTTTTCGTCTTGGGATTGATCGGACCCCCCAGTGCGAACTGAGCTTCATAGGCATTACGTCCCTCGAGAATGCGACAGTGCGTCGCCCTGCCGATCAGGTAGGCAGCCGTCTCCTTGTCCTGAATCAGGCCACTGTGTTTCTTGAAATGCAGCCAGGGACACTTGATGAAATCGATCAACTGGTGACTGCTCAGATGATCCTTGGCCTGGGCGTGGTACGCATCAGCTGATTCGGCTTGCAGGATGTTCAAATCAATATTCATTCCATCTCCATAAAAAGTGCTTCGGTAACCTCGGCTTGCCCCGTCCCCCGAAGACCGACCTGTCTTCGGGGGAAAAAAACACAAGCCCCCTCTATTGGTTACCTATGCCATTTCTCAGGACGAAATTCAGTTATTCGTTGCCTAAACCTGATTTTTCCATCAATTCACGAATTCTTGCCAAAGATTCGTTGACTTGACCGCGTGTAAGACCGATTGCCTGCGGCGCACCACTGGGGCCATGCTCAGCCACATACTTGAGTAGTTTCCGATCCATAGGCTTCAGGTTTTTTAGCACGAACTCCATGGCATCACGCAGCTCGAAATCTTCAATTGATGACATGCAATACGTTTGATTCCGGCGACCACCGTCTTCTTCCAGAAGAACATCACCAAGCATGGTGAGTACGCCATCTTCACTTGGCACCTTCGTGCGTTCGAGTGAGACAGCCTTGTACTCCTCACTCCGTTTGCGCCGATCTCGGTACCGTAGTTGCATGGCCACCCATGAATTGATGCACTGGGTGACGAAGGCCTCCATGTTCCCCCGCTCTGGATCAAACAGGTGAGCCTTTTCAATCAGGTACAACCGCATCTCCTGGCGCAGATCCTGATCATCCGTCAACGAAAAATCTGTCCGACTGCAAAGCTGGCGTGCCTTGATGCGGATAAATGTCGTGGTGAACGGATCGAAAAGAATGGAGCGAACGATGTCCTCTGGTTTGCTCTGCTTTGTTGTTCGGGGTGGTTCCGGATTCTGAGGGATGGTTGGAGCCTGGGGTTTGAGCCTTGATCGGGCCTTGATGCGGTGCGGGAAAAGTAAATCTGTCTGTTGAGCCATCACGCGTTCCTTTCCAACAGGTAGCGGTTCCGGCACACGGCATGGCTTCACCATGAAACCAATAAAAACGCCGGGCGTGCCTTCAGGGCTGAAGGGGCTACGTCCGGCGTAGCAAATGCTACTTTTCGCGTAGCATTCAAATTATTTTGACTTTTGATAGCACAACTAACTTCATTCGTTGTGGACTGGATCGGTTTCCCATGTGACACCAGGCTTCGGAATGTAACGTGGGGTGTAGCCAAACAAGATCGATTCATCCAAGTGCTGGGCAAGTGCAGGATCGGTCTCACGGATTTGCCTGTTGATAACCCGCTTGATGTTGTTCCTGAAACTGTCGCTGATGCTCTTGCGTTTGTTGCCTGCCTGCTTCAGACGGCCACCGATGCCGATCGCTTCATTGATCAGACCAGTGATCATGGCCAGATCGTTTTCGATTTGCAGTTCCAATACGTTGTCATTGTCTTGGCGGGCGCGTTCCAGGTCGGCAAGCAGTTCAGCGGCTTGCTGACGGTAGGCTTTGATCGCTTCCCAATCTGAAATGTGCCCTAAGGATTCGAGCAGCGGATTCTTCGCCGATTCTAGGCCAGCTTCAATGGCATCGCATGTGCTGATGACGTGATCGCAACAATCAATCGCGGCTCTGCTGACAATGTCGATAACAGGCATGGACTCGCCGGGTGAACTGAGCAGTGCATGGATGTAGCTGGCCCCCAACCAGGACAGGATCATGAATGGTTCCAGGCCACGGAAGCAAACCTGCCATCCTCCACCGCTTCGGCGAAAAATGTTCTCCGGCAAACGATCAATGGGCTTCTGCGGAACACCAGGAATGCCCATCGACACGAAGCCTTCGAGATATTCTTCCCAGTCAGAGGTTTGACGCAAAGTGTCGCCATCCGCTTCAACCACTTCGCACAGTGGGACCAGTAGCGTATTGTGCTTACAGACTGCATCAAGAATTTTCTGACACCAGTGCATTCGCGTAGGCGTAAGCAGAATGGCACCAGGACGTTTACTGAAAATGATCCGCTCGTACACTTCGACTTTGAGATCATCTGCTGATGGGCACATCAGTAGGTGGACAGGAATCAGAGTCGATTTCTTAGGCTCCCAGTTGCCAATCTGGATTGAACATGCATTCTGGTCAATCGGCTCTTGGCAGACACATACCCTACTTAGCGCGTTGCAGATTGATTTTCGGAGTTCTAGAAGGCATATGCGGTATCGAACGACATCCGCCCCCAGCAGGCTCAAGCCCGTCTGGCTATCCTCTTCGTCTCTGGCAAGAATATCACCGTCCCGTTGACACGCATTATTCAACGGAAAACCACGGCGGCGGGAAGTAGGGTATGCGGCTGAAGGTGTTTCGAGGGGTTTGAGGAATCGCTTTGCTACCGATCTCGATTCCCCGCCCCCCAAAACTTGCTGCCACTCGTCCATGGCAGCAGTGCGATCGGGACGTGACTCAAGCCACTCCCAAAACCTCACCATCCTCGGCACCAACAACCTCCGGGAGACTGACAACATTACAGCAACACATCAGCCATGGAGCTGATTGATATCGCACGTTCTGGACCACGTTGGATTCCTTTCCCCGGCCATGAGAAGACCAGTCAAACAGACCACCCCGCCATCATGTGGCATGGAATAATGGCAGCAAATAGCGCGCCGGGAAATGTATTATGAGAATATGTTGAATCAAGTGGTATTGTGAAATGGGCATGCTGCAATGACTGCCACAAATGGCAATTCGACATGCCCATCTGTCATGCTGGCAGACCGCTTTATATATCTTGAATCATCACCATCAAACCATGCATATCGCCACCATTGACACCCTGTTTTACCTGATCAGACTTACCCCAAAGGGTATATATGACGAATATATTTATATAATACCAATGGCCCTTGAAAACATATATTAATATTGATATTTTCTATCCCCCGCCTGTCTATTTGTTCCCCATTTTTTAACAGGAGTTACCCATGACAACATCCAATGTAGCAACCGAACTGCGCAAGCTCGTGCAACAGCTTCATGACGAACGTGCAGAATACATCAAGGCCATCGAAGCCATTGATCAGACATTCCATGAGTTGGGACTTGATGCGCACAAGACAACCGTCAAAGCAAGACGTGGACGATCTGCTGGCAGCAAAAACACTGTAAATATTAGGGAAAACAGCAATCGCAAGATGCCTACAGCTACTGCTGACGCATTTGTACTGTCATTCATCCAAGCCAACCCCGGCTGCACTACGGCTCAAGTCAACAAACATTGGATAACGGAAGGCCGCAATGGCAAGGCCGATCAGACACTGTTCAAGCTTGTGAAGAATGGGCAGATTGTGCGCAAGAGCATTGAAGGGCGTCGTGGCAGTACATTCATCGCCATGTAACGTTTATATACAACCGAATCAGATTAAATATAAAACCCAGTATCGTGCTGGGTTTTATATTTATACAGACTACATATTAAATCTGTTAAGGCTGTGATGACATACTGCCAGTGATCAACATCACTGTGCACTGTGTTGCGGCTTAAGAAGCCAATAAAAATATTCACCAACTATCATCGCAATGCGAATGCAGTCACATGCGCGTTACGTTAAAAGTTTTCTGGGTGGAACTAAGCTAAAAAATGTGCGTCTAATACATCAATAACTGACCAATATTGTGCGACAGTGCGCTGCGCCGCTAGTGAATCACTAAATATTGAATTGATAAAACCGGTTCAAAAATCGGTTACAGTCCATGCAATCCAACTACACCTGAACAGTAAAACAATGTTAATTTTTAGTCAAAGTCACAGTAAGCGTGAAAACATCATCCTTTTGAAAGGTCCCACTACTTTGCGGTGCCGTCAACTTCAATTCATACCCATCAAGCGTTTCCGGACTAAATGTTGAAACTGGCACATGGCTAATACTGTCATTTGTCAGGTCAGAGTAATTGATTGTCAACAGGTATGGACCAAACGTGTATTGGTTAGACGAAACCTTCTGGAGAGTACCGGATCGGCCAAAGACAAAACGTACCAATGGGGCTGGTGAGTCTTGATTGACATTGGAAGTGATCTGAATCACTCCAGTAACATCATCGCCATCAAGTGTCCACTGCTGATAACAGTTCCAATCCTTGGGATAGGGTTCTGCGCCCCAAACACTGCGAAAGCAGCCCATTTTGTAATCAGCAGAGAAAATGGCTGTATCACCGATAATCTGTGTGACACTCTGATTATATCCCGATGGTGGCATACCTAAAGCAAAACGGCTGCTTCCAGAATCTGGCACACCATTGTTGGTTGTCCCGATTTCCGCACGCACCGCAAGCAGTCCTTGCAACGTCGTCGGGGACGGATCATTGGGATTGGCATTGTTGTAACATCCCACCAACGTGTCGCTGCCATACCGGGCACTGCACACCCAGTTCCATTTTGCAAACTGCCCGCGTGGACCATTGACATTCGAATCCAATGCGACATTGTTGTAGGTCAAAGGGGTCGCTGACATATCCTGCCAACACATGGCAGCGTAAATATCCAGGATATCATTGCCGTTGACACTGGCATTGTTGGCAACCCATTTATTCTGAGCATCACCGGTGAGTCCTGCCACAATATCCGGGCCACGCGACATTATCCCACCCCAGTTATGCTTCCAGAATACGTCGGTAACATATTCTGGCATCATGCTCGGGCCGACTGAGAGCTTGTAAAACGGAATGCTCTGTTCAACCATGTCCAGAGCGAGCGTCGATTGTGTTAACAAATAAACACGCGCCACCGATGCGAGCACCATTTCGTGATAATGAACATTTTCATTGGTTGTGCTGATGTACGGCCAGGCACCATCCGCATACTGTGTAGCAGCAAGGAGATTCAACACACGCTGATATTCATTGGTAAACAAAGTATCACCGAGTAATTGTGAACCATGCAGCATGGCCACCATATAGAAAGCATCCATATTTGGGTAAACATCTACTGCTGTCTGGAGGTTGACGCCATAGCCGTTGTACTGGTTGTTCAGACGGATGCGCAGTCGATCATAAAGATACGAGAGTGTCGTCGCAGACAAATCGTCACCCACCATGTGAATGGCTTCCATCAAAGGAACCAGTGTGAAGCGATTAATATTCGTATCACCACCCACTGTCGAAACCCAGTCATTTAGATTGGACACATCACAGAGATAAGTCAGTGATTCCTCAAGGTAATCAAGAATAGCTGTTGAATGATAATAGCCGCTGTGTTCAAGTGTGTAGCAGTATGCAAGGACAGCGGAAGCATTTGCCATGTCCCGATATAGCCAATCATTGCTCTGACTGGCAATCTGATCTTTATAATACTCAGGCCCGTTGATGAGAATGCCTTGGGCGGTACCGAGAATATATTTAATATGTGGATTGCGAATCAGTTCCTGGTAATCCGGATCATTGAGCAGGCTGTTGTCCACATGTTCCTGTTTAACAGAAATTGAAAAGACCGAGATATCACCATTATCCAACACCGACGAAGTCGTGCGTTCACCGCCCAAGCAGGTCGGCTTGTCAGTGATCCAACTAAACGTGTTGGCAACGGTCACAATCCCCATCGATACATCATCAAGCAAAAGTTCCATTTTGTTCGAATCAACACGAACCTCGAATTTGTAGGGTTGGCCAACGACAAAAGTTTGCGTAGCTAATACGCTGGCCTGCTCATCAGCGTCAAGTGAAGAAATGCGTGCCATAAGTGTGTTACCGTTCAACACAGTCAACGATACCGCATTGGCGTCGTGACCACTGACGTTAACGCCCTGAGCAAACAAACCGTACCGCTTGGAAGAATCAAACGAACTATCCAAAGTAAAAACGCCTTCAATGACATAAGTCACATCATCACGCTCACAAAAAGCATCAGGGAGCGTAAGTTCTTGCGGTAATGCTGTGCCCGATTGTGGACTGGCTATTGGTATGTTCTCAGACTGCATGAGCATCACGTCACCTTGATCGATCAAACGTAACACGGTTAATGGTCCTTGAGACAGATTGGCCTCAACGGTCATGGCAAAATCAGTGACCTGTCCATTATTCAAAACTGACGTGTTGGAACGTTCGCCACCGACCATGATTGCTTTACCACTATCCCAACTGAATGTATTGGCAACGGTCGCAATGCCAATCGACATACTGTCCAGAAATAACTCTATCTTGTGCGAATCCACACGTACCTGAACGTTGTAGCTCTGGCCGGGAACAAATGTCTGAATGGTTGATACATTGGCCTGCTCATCATTGTCAGCAGACGACAGTCTGGCCATGAGCATATTCCCATTTAGTACGGTTAACGATAGCGCATTGGCTTCATGCCCACTGACATTCACCCCCAGTGAAAACAGGCCATAGCGAGTCTGAGAGTCAAATGAGCTGTCAATGGTGAACGTGGTATCAATGACATAGGTCACATCAATGCGATTGCAATACAAGTCCGGCAAAACAAAGCCATGAGGTAACGAAAGTCCCTGCTGTGTATTGGAGAGTGTGATGCCATCAGGCTTGAGAGTCAGTAAAGTGGCATCGGGTGCCAGACGGTAGGTTGCTAAAGGCTGTTTCTGCAAAACTGTCATTGCAAAATCATCAATCTGTCCATTGTTGAGAATGGACGTTGTAGCATTTTCTCCACCTACGAATATCGTTTTACCACTTTCCCAGACAAACGATTCCTCCATCAGATTACTACCCATAGAGATGCCATCGAGGAACAATTCGACCTTGTTGGAATCAAATCGAACTTGGACACTATAAGTCTGCCCAACCACAAATGACTGCGTGGTTTTCACTTCAGTCTTTACATCCGCATCCGCCGAAGTGAGTCTGGCCATAAGCATACCGCCATTCAAAACGGTCAGCGAAACCACATTGGCTTCGTGGCCGCTGACGTTGAGCCCCAGTGAAAACAAGCCATAGCGTGTCTGGGAATCAAAGGCACTGGACAACGTAAAAGACGTGTCAATCACATAGGTCACATCATCGCGTTCACAATACGCATCAGGTAACACGTAACCATGTGGGTCGGTTTGCGACTGCAATGTGTCTGACAAGGTGGTTTGGTCAGCCGTTAAGACATGGGTCGAACCATCGGGCGTCAGTCGATATACAGCAAGATTTTCATTGGCCTGCTTGGACTTGATGGCAATGGAAAAGTCGGTGATCTGTCCATCATTAAAAACTGAAGTATCGTCCCGTTCCCCGCCAACGCAAATCGGTTTGCCATTTTCCCAAAAGAAGGTCTTGTCCATCGACTGGCTGCCAATCGATGTGCCGTTAAAGAACAGTTCAACGGTATGCGAATCAAACCGTACCTGTACATTGTAGGACTGCCCGGGCGTGAAGGTTTGAATGGTGGATTTCTCAACTTTTTGATCATCATCAATCGAGGTCAACCGCGCGATAAGCTTATTGCCATTGAGTATGGTCAACGACACCGCATTGGAATCATGCCCACTGACATTGACACCCAGAGAAAACAAGCCATACCGCTTCAATGGATCAAGTGTGGCATCGGGTGTGAATGTCACATCAATGACATAGGTCACATCATCACGGTGACAAAACGCATCAGGCAGAACATAGCCATATGGAAAAGCCTGTTGCTCGAGTGTATTGAACAATGTTGTACTGCCTGACTTTAGAACAACCGAGGCCCCTTGGGTAGCTGAGCGAAATGCGACTAATGCCTGATCGGTATTCTGTGCGTTAACAGACGTGATACACAAAATGAAAAACAAAAAAAATACGTATCGCTGTAAAATGGGCTTACGGTTCAGATAATCGGGGTGGCTCAGCATAAAGAGTCTCCTTATTTATACGCTATCTGGTTTGTATTTCAGTCGTGACACGTTGGAAGCAACAAGACAAGATCAAAACGCGATGCAATCTTGGCGGTCAAACAGCGTCCCGCCAATATAGAATTAACGTCCAAACAAAAACCCGCAGAATACCCCGGATTACCAATCAATTAATTAGACTTCAAACGACAAACGGCAATATCAAAAAGCCATTCAACATGGCTCACCCCAGACAGATCCGTTGCTTTAAATACCTCAACATCACATGGCATGCTTGAACACACCGTCATTGAATTCACGAACCTGAATCGATCTGCTTATTCCACAATATGGGCTTCTTGAATCATGTTTCCAAGATACGGCTCATCGACATGCTTAAATGTGTTGTGCCGAAGCAGGACACGCTGCGGTTTAAGGAATGTCAAGATCGAGCTTTCGTCCGTAACAGCCGGTTCATAATCAAAAAGTTGGCCGATATCTTGGGGTTGTTGATAGCTGATCTGAGCTTCAACTTTGATCCCCTTGAAACTGTTGTTGATTTGGCAATTTTCAATGAGCACATCCTCAACCACACCCCGAACACGAATGGAACTGTTGTTATCCACTTTGTGACGGCGGATGATTTGGAAGATGCTCAAGGGCAGTGAATTGTCACGTGGCTTTTTCTCTTTGAGTGTTTCTTGTAATTGTTCTGCTGTCAGAAAACGGTCATAGAGATGGCCATCTTGTTCATAGTAGAACACATGCCAACCCCAGATATTCAAGCAGGTATCTCCACCAATCCAACGATCGATTTCTGTACCACCTCCACCCCAACCATTACCGATGACATAGTGGTTATCGAGGAACTGGTTATACCAGCTCATTTCAACACGAACAAAATCATAATCGCGGTGTTTACCAAGTTTTCCCAGGCTGTTCATGTTACTGGTGCGGTACATTTTATTACCTGCAACGATACACTCGCAATTCGGGGGGTAAAGCTGAACAGGCGTGCCGGTGTCATGATAGGTGTTATTCAGGTAGAGATTTCGTCCGTTGTAACCACTGATAGTAATCAGGGAAGTCTCATCCGGGTCAACATCCCATGGCCGATCAATCGTGATTTGCGATCCCTTATACTCTTTGAGGAATCGGTACTGTCCTTTACCACGGCCATCAAGAATGAATAAAGCCGTTTCATATAGATCAGCCATCGAACCTTTGGCTTTACTTTTTGGGAATGGCTTACCATGAAGTGCTAGTTGTGTCCCTTTGACATTTTTAACCTTACCCAAGTACCCAGTCGCATGACCATCGTGCGTCATGGCTTCATGATCGCCTCCATAAAGATGAGATATTTTGTTGTTGGCAATGTATGTATTGCGGGCAATGGTGGCCCCCATATGCATCGCAACGTTAGATCCACCAGCCGTCAAGTCACATCCCATGTGCTGGTTGTTCTCGAAAATCACCTCACTACAGCCGGCAAAAAAGAACATATTGTGTGCGACACTGGTGTTGTTGGCCAAGTACATCCCACGGCAATGTTTCATATCAAAGACAGGCCTTGAGGTATATACATCACAGTTGGTGATATGTATGTTGTTGCCAATAAAGTGGAATGTGGAACCAGTGGAGGCTTCACCTTCAATCACACGTTTATGGTGAGATTTACCATAATTATTTGTCATGTAATAGCAATTGGCTCGAATACATACATTATTAATACGAACATTGCTTTCGCCGGTGATGATGGTACTGTGCTTGCCTTGAACGTAAATCGAAAGATCCTCAATTGCAAAATCACTTGAACCTTCAATTAACGAGGGTAGTGGCGTTTCGTGGTCAGTCCACCAAAGATTGACCAGTTCTTTGCCTTCTCCTCTTAAGGTAATGCCCGGATTGATCTTGAGCGACGTTTCAATAAATGTCCCGGATCTCAGGATTGAATCAATACGATATCGGCCACGTGGGAAATAGATCACGCCCCCTCCCATAGCCGTGAGTCGTTCCATGGCCTGTACAATTTGCAGCGTGCAATCTTTCTTACCCGTTGGGTCTGCTCCCTGACTCACAACATTATAAAGTCGCGGATTCACCACGCGTGCAGGACGAATTTCAACGCTGCCGTAGGTTTGATCCAATTGACCATAGCCGTTGTTGACTTGCACATCGTACATGCCCGGTGAGATGTCTTGTGGGATTGTTACGCCCAAGTCAAATTGGGAATTACCCTTTGCTTCAAGTGTTTTGGACACTTTTTCCTGCGTCAGCGTAACACTGCACTTGTCATCCAGATGCACACATGGACCAAATAAACGCAGCCATCCCCCCACACTGGCAGTATTGACACCTTCATCTCCTTGCATCCACCATGCATTGACCGCATTAACATAGACGGTCTGAGACCGCAGCTTGCCGCACTTGATGCGCATTGCATAAATGCCTGATTCCCACTTGTCTGGGATAACGGCTTTGATACTGTTGATCGCGGTTTCAAGGGGTTTAATCTCGATCCACTTTCCCAGCTCATTGTTTTTATTGAGTTTAGCGAGAGAGACAACTGAATCTTCTGAAAAATGGTCACCACTGACAACCAAAGTTTCGTTAGGAGCCACGGGATCTGATTGCCAGAAAACAGTAGGACGGTTGATATTCATGTAATACCTATTTATAAAAGAGAAATAATTCTTGGTGGGTATCAATAACATTATTTGTAAGATTAAAAATGGGTTTGTGTAATGACAGATTTGATCCACTTGTTACCGACGGATGCTAACAGTGGTGAGTATGTAGGGCTTGTAATCCACAACCAGTTGGGTATCAGGCTGATCGATCGGTTCCCCGCGTAGATTAGTGATGGCTGCTTTATAACCCACAGCTAGTTTAATTTTGACCTTCCCGTGTTGCTCCAAGGTTTCATTCAGTCGCAAAAGCATAGATCCGTCCGTCATCGGTTTAACCCCTGTGGAAATTAAACTGTTACCACTTTCAAGAGCTAGTAACGGTGATGCATAAGAGTTACCTTTGCAGACAACTGGTTCACAGAAGAGCGAATCAGCCAACGCAGCAGGATTTAGTTCCCGTTTAGCGCCAGCACGAAAATGCCCCAGAGCAAGACACACATGATGTTTACCCATATCGAAAAATTCTACGCTCTTACTTGAATCGAAACTGGTGGTACCACGCCACCGATGGTGAGAGTGACCTTTGGACTGCGCACTAGTGAGACATGTAGCATGCCGTTAATACAACCAAATTCGTATCGTGATTCCTTGATGAGCATCAGGCCATCACGTTCAGAGTCATCCGCCACGACTGCCCAGCGTGAGCCAGGAACTCCGAACATAGTAACTCGAAGGGATTTCATTAAAAACAATGCATATAGAGCGACCACTCGTATGTTCAAGTTTAGTCCTTGTTCAGCGTAATCTTCAGGATAAAGTTTTGCCCCTTTATGTAATGGCCATCTGAATCGTTGGTTGATAGAATCAATTCGTAACCATCCAGTTTTCTGGAATCAAAACTCGAAACAGATGCAGAAGTGATTCGCGTTTCCGTGAAATCGACGGAATCGATTGTCAATTGATATGAACCATATACATATTTTCCCTTACTCACTTCCCGAAGCGTACCATTTCTCCCAAAAAGTAGACGCACTCGTGGAGCCTCGGAAACCTGATCATCGCCGGATGTGATATGTATCTCGCCATTGATAACAGAAGGTCCCAGTTCCCATTTTTGCTTACAGTACCATTCTTTGGGATACTGTTCTACGCCCCAGAGACTGCGAAAACACCCCATTTTGTAGTCTGCAGAAAAACTAGCTAAATCTCCTTCGATAAGAGTTTTTCCCTTGTAACCAGAGGGTGGCATTCCCAAGGACCATTGCTTATTAGTCCTATTAGGAATTTCCGCTCGTACCGCAAGCATACCTTGAAGCAAAGTCATCGAACCTTGTTTTTCACTGCTATAACAGCCCACTAAAGTATCTGTACCATAACTCGCACTACAGACCCAATTCCAATTGGCAAACTGCCCGCGAGGCCCATTGACATTGCGATCTAATACAACATGATTATTAAGAAGAGGTTGATCAGGCATAGCTTTCCAACACATCGCAGCATAGATATCAAGTACTTCCTTGCCACTGTATGACGATCTGTTAGCAACCCACTTGTTCTGCATATCACCTGTTAATCCTGCTACAATATCAGGCCCCCGAGACAACAGTTTCGCCCAGTTGTGCTTCCAGAACGGGTCAGTCACATACTCTGCCAACATGCTTGGTCCCACTGAAAGCTTGTAAAAGGGAATGCTTTTCCGAACCATCTCAAGCGCTACGGGAGACTTGGTCAAGATATAGGCACGTGCTACAGAAGCTAGGACCATTTCATGGTAGTGAATATTTTCGTTTGTCGTTTTGATATACGGCCAACCTCCATCTGGGTACTGGCATTGCGACAGAAGGTTGAGTACTCTCTCGTACTCTTGTGCATACTGCGCATCGTTGAGCAGCTTTGAGCCCAAAAGCATCGAAAGCATATAGAATGCATCCATATTGGGGTAGGCATTACTAATGTCTCGAAGCTCTTTACCATAACTTTCAAGTTGGTGATTGAGCTTGACACGAAGATTGTCAAAAATCTGATTTCGTGACTGCACAGGCAACTTATCAGCCACACAGCAAACCGTTTCAAGCAATGGAACCAATGTAAATCGATTAATATTTAGATCACCATTTTTCCGAGAAACCCAATCACTCTTATTTGATACCGCACTAAGATACACAACAGTTTTAGTCAGATAATCCAGAACTTCAGGTGAATTGTAATAACCACTACCTGGCAATGAATAACAATACGCAAGCCCCGCCATACTATAGGCCATTTCTCGGTAAAGCCAATCATTCTTTTCGCTTTGTATTTTTTTGATAAAGTATTCAGGCCCACTGCACAAAGTGCTCTCCGCAGCACCCAAAACATATCTATTGTAAGGATTTTGAATCAATTTCTGATAGGCCGGATTGTTTTGCAAAGCGATATCCTTTTGATTCCTAACGATTGAAATTTGCAAATTTGAGATTTGCCCGGGCAACACAGACCGCCCCGGGCTTTCACATCCGAGATAAAAAGGACGACCTTTTTTCCAACTGAAAGTATTTGCAACCGACGCTGCGCCCAGTTTCTTGCCATCCATCGTTACTTCAAGCTTATGCGAATCAACCTGCACATTTATTTTATATGTTTGACCACTGACAAGATGACACTTGGTTGTGATCTGAGATATCTCATCTTGATCCGAGGAGGTCAATCGGCTAAACAGCATATTGCCATTGAGAAATGCTAAAGTCAAAGAGTCCGCTTGATGCCCGCTGATGTTCATTCCCAACGTGAACAGAGCATAACGCTTCTTGGGATCAAACTGAGTGTCGATCTTAAACTGAAATTCGATGACATATACCAAATCCTCACGCTCACAAAATGAATCAGGCATAACGAACCCAAATGGCGATGTGCTTGCATTGAGCGTATTTAGTATTGATGTATTGCCAGATTTCAGGATAACAGAATCATTCTGTGTGGTCATTTGGAACACATCCAGAATATCGCTTGTCGAAGCAGCCAGCATACTACATGGAATCAAACCGTAAATCAGTGTTATCAATAAGTATATTGTCACCTTGCATCTTCTATGCAATTGACGCAACCCGGTAGAATACAAAATCTTGTCCATATTTAAATAATTCTTAATATCCATTTTTTTTAAACACCCACCATTAGTCATCATTTATTGTAACATCCGTATTTTTGCGAATTGCCCAGCATTCTTGAAATTATCCTGGTTCCCAACCCACACCATCTGTACCTTGCGACCACTGGTGTCGTCAGCATCATCAATGGCTACATCGAATCCGATTTCGGATAACCTTTTTGTGTCGATGGTAAAACCCCCTGTAACCAAATAACCATTTGGTGTTGGGGTAGCATTGATAATCAAACCAGGAAGCTGCCTGTCTGAAGGAACCCAGAGACGCCCATCCGGTGAACACGAGATTTGAATCACCTTGCTCAAATCGGACTGGCCTGACTGCTGAAGGTCGATAAAGAGTTCAACCGCATCACCTTCATAGATTGAACTCTTTTCAGCAGCCGACATAACTTTGTCATCTGTCACCTGGATTTCAAATGCCAACCGGTTTTGCTCACGTTTGAGCACGATAGATGCACTCAAATCAGAAGTGCCCTTCCATTTGCTTTCACTTAACACACGGTTCTGGTCGTCCATGGTCTGAGCTCCAATTACGACCTGTTCCTGTTTGTTGATCTGAAAGGATTTCTGTTCGTAAGGCTTGAGAAGCACAACCGTCATTAGACGAACATCACGTTGGATCAACGAACGTTGGTTGATGCCACCAGTGAGAATCGTGTCCAAGCGCAACAGGCCATTGCTGGCAGGTGAAATGACTATATCTTTTGTAGTCTTTGAATGGGCAGGAACCACGAACTTACCCGGTAGAGCCTGGTGCGAACCAAGTGTTGCAATTACATTGCAAATACTCGGATGATCTGACGGATTACGCACCAAACAACGAATACTTAACGGCTCATCTACAGAGGGCGTTTGAGCAAACTGTACTTCAACAATGGGGCTAAACTGAATCGGTGAGGAAGCCTCAACGTACACCGGCATGTCCTGTGCCAAAATCACAGTTTCCTTACCCTTCGAACCGATCAGATTACCGAACGCATCATAGACTGCAAGCGATACATCTGTAGTTTCCCCGGAACAACTGATTAATTCCTGGCCGCTCATCCCCCACAAAATACCCAGATAACGTGTCTTGTTTTCATTGACAAATTGGCAGATACGCAGGTTTTCGTTCAATGATGGAGCATTTCGAAAGTGCATGCCTTTGATTTTGTCCGCTAACACTGCATGAGCAGCAAAAGCAGGTTTGGGCGAAAAATCATCATTGATAAAACCATTATCGCCCTGCGCCATGTACCAGAAGTTCCGCTCGATCCCATTGGCCAGCGACAAACTGTAAAACTGAACCAAACGTGCAGCCTGCTCTTGGAGTGTGATCGGATCGGCACTGGCCCACTGGAAAGCAATGGTGCCTTCTTCACTTGCAATGAAGCTGGTTTCACTGTTCCACATCGGTTTGCGGCCCTCGGACTGAGTAGCCAGATAATCATGGAGCTTTTGAACCTTGGGAACCATCGGTTCCCATCGCTGCATACTTGACGACATGGAATAGAAGTGGAAGTCCAGAATATCAAAATAATCTTGTGGCTTAAAGCTATAAAACTCCGGGAGCGCCCAAGCAGAATCACGGGTGGTATGAGTATATTGATCCAACCTCGCATAGGCCGCACAAAAACCGCTAATGCCAATCTTGACTTCTGGATCTACATCCCGCAATGCCTTGGAACTGACTTTCAGCAACTCAACATACTTACCAGTGTCAAACGGATAAAAACCATTGCGAGCATCTGACTCGTTCCAGACCTGGTAATACTTGATTTGCCCTTTGTAACGTTTCGCAAAGGCAGTCAAGTATGTCGCCCAATCATCCAGATTCAATGGCATGCAATGCGTGTACGTCATCATAAAATAGGGGATTGGTTCACTTAATGTACTCCGGATATTCTGCCAGGGTTGATCGCCACCTAAAAAGCAGATATACAATTCAATACCGTATTTTTTAGCCAACTCAACGACATTATCGATGGCCTTCCAATTGTATTGCCCCTTCTGCTGCTGGATATCATCCCATTCCATCCATAGACGCCACCAACGAATTCCAGCTTTCTTGCACATGGCAAAAACCAGTTCCATATGACGCGAATCATACTGTCCCGGTTTCAGAGCCACTTGCTGCATGACGCCAAAAGGCGAATCGAGGGCGGGTTCCCGCTGCAACTCGTTGGTCAGGCAGACAAATGGTCGGCTTATGTCAAGTACTGCATCATCTTTCTTCACTTGCATATCAAGGCGATACCAACCGGACTTTAGCATGGGAATTTCAATGCGATGCGATTTCCCTGATGTGATGGTGGTGGGTTGGTTCTCCACCAGCACTTGTTTGTTTATGTCGACAATGCTGAATTTTGAAGTACAGTTAGTGCCATCATTATTTGGGAAATCCAAGGCCGTCAATTGTGGTTTGTTACCAATGAAATAGCCCCACTCTTCACCGCCGTGCAGTACCGCCTGGATCTTCGGTGCCAACACGCGCAAGGTGAAGGACTCGATGGTTGCATCCAATCGTCCTACACCTGGGGATTCCCCGCCGATATAGATCGGCTTTTCCTTGGGCCAATTCATCGAACCAAGTAACTTATTGGTATTGATAAACTGGCCTTCCCAAAACGCCTGAAGCATACTTCCAGAAAAACGGGTTCGATTGGAATAGGTTTGACCAGGACGTATTTCCAGGTCATTCATCATCATGTTTGCATAACGGCCTTTGGACTGGCCGGATGTTAACCTGCAAAGCAGCTTATTACCTCCCCATACCCATGCTGAAGCCGAATTGGGTTCTGCCCCCAGGACGTTATGACCAACCTGAAACAAGCAATGACGCCCGTTACCCTGGCTGCTCCAGTTGGGGGTAAACCGTATTTGAATGTCATAGATCAACTTCGGATCACCACAATACTCCTCAGGCAGACGAAAACCCAGCAGAGGATATTTTTCATCCGATTTCACATTCACGATGTTGGGCAACCGAATCTTGCCATCGTCCAGAACCCACTGCCCGCTTCCGTCGCGTTTGAGCTCAAAACGGGCTAGTTCCTGCTCACTTCGTTTATTGATCAGGTCAGGAGCAGCAGTCGCAGTCTGCTCGAGCTGTTTTTCCTGAAGTTGGTTGACAAAGCTCAGTTCTACATCGTCCCAATCCACGTAACCCGTGGCATTTTGTAAGCGAAGTTGGAAGCTCAGTTGAGTCGCATTCACAGGAATTGTGAGTCGCTGCTCGACTGTTATCCAATCACTGGACAACTTGCATACCACACCATCCATGCCGACGCCTTTGCCATGATCATCCATGAAGCTGATTAGCGCCCAAGAACCCATATGCATATTCGAACTGAGTACTGAACTACGATAACGCAGTTTTATGTGCAGAAACTTCTTGCCTTTGAATATATAGACCGGTGAACTGATTGACTGTATCTGCCCTTTGCTGCTTGATTCAAGATGCCCATACGTCCCACCAGCAGGATCTTTCAAAAGCGTTGCGTCAGTATGGGTCCAATCAACAAAGCCCTGTTCAAAATGATTCTGGCAGATGAGTTGTGCTTGAGCCAATTCACCGGCAAACAAACCAACTAGCAGGCAAAGCAAGATTATCACACATTTACGCATGTTTTCACCAGTAATAATGGTATTCAAATCTTAGAAAAGTGGTCAGCTGAGTTGGAAAAAATTTACTGCCATGTCCACCAATACGGTTGGGGAGAATCATCTTTGAGCAACGGTAAACTCCACAGACCGGTATTGTCACTGGGCAATTCATCGGTGGGAATCGAACTGGCATGGCCATCACAGAGTAACACATTGGTAGTTCTATGGGATAGATGCCGGGCATTGATGTAATTGGCCCCGACGGCGCTTAACCACGGTGTATAAACACCGTCAAAAATAGCAACCGTCTTTGATGGCTTGGGTACATCAGTAACCAATGGTGTCGGTCTGTTATATCGATCATCATATGAACGGAATGGTGTCCGATCATAACGGATATCATCATCACCGTTGATGCCATAACACAAATCAGGCTGGAAACGTTGCCCTAATGAAGGATGCCATCCTGGAGGTGTGTACCCCTGCTCCCAACGACGGGCACCTCGTTCATCTGTATGTGAAATAGGATCCCCAGCCCATGCCTCTGGCTTTGCATCAGGGCAGACAAATGGCGATTTGGTGAGTGGATCTAATTTGGGATAAGTAAAGTTGGCATAGGGTCCATAGCGAGAAGGCGCTGGAACATATTTAAAAAAGCCCAGGATAGATGCCCAACTCGCTTGTGTGCCACCGCCAAATACTGACTTGTATGGAACCGAACGCCCCTTGAAATCATCTGAATACATTGCGAAGCCCAAGGCGATTTGATGCTGATTGGTCAAACAAACTGAGTTGCGTGCAGCTCCACGCGCCGCAGCCAAAGCTGGTAATAATATCGAAATCAACAACGCAATGATTGATATCACCACTAACAGTTCTATCAGAGTAAATGCTTTACGTGTCATATCACACTCCTTATTAAATTTCATATAGAATCTTGACGATGGTCAATTCACATATTCAAAGCATGCAATAGCCAACGCCATGGTCAATCAAAAATCATGGTTAAAACAATGTCGATATCAAGGTATTCTTAATCATTCCGATGCATCACATGTGCATCGTCATAGTTAAAGGTTTATTCTTCACATGCCCTCAAGGTTGTGCTACCCGGACACCATTGGCCCGCAAAACACACGGACGAGCAACGTTTCTTGGGCGATGTCAGGCAGTTGAGCATCATCTGCGCCGCACGCTGACCCATCCCAAATCGATCAAACGACACATGGCTGACCATTGGTGCTGCACATTGCACCGCATAAGGCAGGTCACAGGATGCCACACCAAAATCATATCCAGGCCGCAAACCAAGCATCGCCGCTTGTGCCATCAGAAACACTGCATCGGTATTGTCAGTCACAATGGCACAATCGGGTTGAAATATATTTTGCAATACATCTGATTCCGGCGGCACAGGCAACAAATCCACCCATTCTCTGGGAACAAGCACTTCCAATTCAATACCCGCTTTATCAGTTGCCTGGCGTAAGCCCTCAAGCCGTTGATCCGTACTGTAATGCTTATCTTTGTTTGAACCATCGCTTCCGTACCAAACCAGGCGTTTGTATTTCATCTCCAAAAGCTTTTCACCAATCAGGCAACCGACCTGCTTTTCATCCCGCCGAATGCAGTTCTCCTGTCGCCACACATTGGTTTCCACCCAGATGCACTGCGGCACCATTGATTCAATCCGCTCATAAATCGAATCCGGCATGACATCCATTACGATGATGCCGTCAAGCACGTGTTCACGAAAAAAACGGGAAACCTGATCTTCTGGTGCCTGAACGTCATCAAAGCGAACCAACGAGAGAATGTATCCTTGCGATTCCAGATGCTGATTCACACCCAAAATCATTTCATAGACCCCGGGGTTGTGGAACGGCCGATCATGTGCATTGCGAATTAACACCCCAACCTGTCGCGTTTGGCTGGAGCGCATCGCCCTTGCAGCTGCATTGGGGCGATACCCGTACTTATCTGCCGCTTCAAGAATAGCCGCTCGTGTCTTTGCATTCTGACGGTTTGAACCAGACCGGAATGCCAGAGAAACCGAGCCTTGGCTAACTCCTAGTTTTTCGGCGAGCTGGGCTTGAGTAATCGACATCGGAACTCCACAATTAGCACTTGTTATTACGTAAGAATTATTGCAGGCAAAAACAACAAGTCAATTATTTATCCGTGAAAAGACAACATTTAATGCAAATTTCCGTACGTGATCGTCATGTTGCCTGGAGTTATAAACACATTATTTACAAAGCTTACAATCTACGACAGTCGTTTGATGCAAGCAGTCTTGTTATGGGCAATGGATATAGCTAGGTCAACACAAAACATGAGCGGTCACGCGGTTGCAATTCCAATATTGACTTCCATCGGCACCGCAATCTGATTTTCTGCTGCTCGCAAGAGTCGAATATCGTCAGCGGCCATCTCAATGGATGCCAGATCACCAGGGAGGCTGCTGCCTGATTTGATCGCATCGATGAAACGGTCAAATTGCGTTCGCTTGATTGGAGCAGGCAACCAGCGTTTGGTATCCAGGCCACGATGGGCCGCGATGACGGGACGCCCATCATGCTTTTCAAGTACCACACGCCAGCCCTGGTCGGTGATCATATAGAACATGTCAATATGTTCACGGTCATTCATATCCTGTGCGTACAAACCCATGTCGGCTGCCCAGGTGATGAATAACAATGCGCTGCCACCGTCCTGGAAATCCAGTTTCAACGATTCGGTATCGGCTGAGAGCACTTCGGGATGTGCCAGTTGATCGGAGAAAAACGTTGCTTTCATGGCTGGCCGCCCCATCAGGTAACGCGCACTATTTAAATTGTGGATCATGGCATCGATGAATGGGCCACCATTCTTGGATCGATCCAAAGCCCACTTGTTCCATTGCGGATAGTGGTGCAACCAATCCTGACGATACAGGGCCAGCTTGCCGATTTCACCGGAAGCAAAAATCTGCTTGAGTTGTTCGATGACCGGATCGTTGGTGCGATTGTAAATCACGGCATAACGTGCCGGGCCGGTTGCAGCATCAACAATGGCATCAACTGCTTCAATACTATTTGCAAGCGGTTTCGTGACGATGATATGTTTACCCGCTTGGGCCGCACGAACGAACAAATCTTTTCGCAACCACGGTGGCACAAAGATACCCACCATATCAATGGTCGGATCATCGATGATGGCATCGGCCGAAGCGAGTGCTTTACCTCCCAGCAAACCCGCATAATATTCTGCCCGTTGCGTCGCGGGATCAAAAAGTGAAACGACTTTGGCCTGCTGCGTTTTAAGCAGGTTGTCTTTTTCAAGACGCAGAAAATCACCACAACCAATAATGCCAATATTAAAAATCTTATCCATGATATTACCTTTTTACTGATTGGGTTCACCAGCTTTTAATATGTTTTCATCTCACGTTTGTTTGACGAACAAACAATGATTTACCTGTTCCAACGTGCCAGGATATTGTCGAGTAGTTCATTGTTTTGCGGGACGATGCGCATGCGTGACGGTTCTGCTTCAAACCAGTTCAAAGTCTCGCGGATGCCTTGTTCAAAACGCGTGGTTGCGCAGAAGCCCGGCACAAACCGCTTGATTTTGGCATTGTCAAAAATGACGCTTTGCGACTTGTCACCC